GGAACCAAGCCTCTTTCTATCGAGACCGGCAACGCCAGCTGGTACGGTGCGCCTTATCACAATCGCCGCAGCTCGAATGGCGAAATCTACGACATGAACGCTCAGACGCGAACACTCATTCCGTGTAAAATCAACTTTTCAGATGAATTACACGGCTAATGGAGAAGCCGCCGACGGTCGATACAAGCAAGATAAACTTCTACCCTCTGATTAAAGAGGAAGATCTAGAATGGAAACCCGAAAAAGATTCGAATTATCCATAATATGATCATAGAAGCTATCATCTTGGAGAATGAAGTAGATACAGAATTAACAGTTGGTTGTAGAAAAGTAGGTACAACCGGAGTGATCCATGTTGAAATGGTAGTAACAAGTAAAGTCCATGCAGATTTTACTACATAAACTATCTTTGAGACTATCAAATCGGATCCAGAAACAAATCATCCTTGTATCACTAAGATAAAAGGAGTCAAATATTCTGGTAACCAACTCGTTAGTAACGAGAATGATACACCCAGGTAATAACAGACGTTTCCATAACCGATAGTTAATTCGAGTATTGCTCTAGTATTAAAGATATTCATAGGATCGGAACTTATGGTTTGAAAGAATTCATAACCTATAGTTCAACATGTAACATATCAATATGCATAAACTGTAGCGAAGATTCCAGTAATGGAATAATCGTTCAGAGAAGCTAACATTGATAGTACATCGTTCCAATGATTAAATAATATTAGACCTGATCACCCGAAATTTAAGATACCGAACCAAGTTAAACCTTGGAAAACGATATCCCAATCAAGGGGTCAGTACTCCATAAACCAAGATAAATATCTATTACTCATGATGCTTTCTTGTGCACCTATGCCGAGAATGACACAGATGCCCGCAATAACGAAGAATAATACCTGGGTCAAAGTAAACAGGGTAAAGATCTTAAAGATCCCTCTCAAACTTAAAATAGATTGAGAACCTGCTCTATGACCAGTTGGTATTCCTCGAGCGTTTAATCGAGCATAGTTGGTTAAATGATGTATAGACATCGCCTTAACAAGACGAATATATACAAATTTAAACACACTCATGAATTTAAGCATATTATTTATGTTTATATCAGTTATTAGAATTTTGCTTTAACCTTAGATAACCGTTTGACTCACTGATTCCATAACCGTAAAACTCTAGCGTTTTCTACAAAAGTAGGATCAACAGAGAAAGTAGGTTTTGGTTTCATCAGCAAGTCAAAATGAATCCTGGAGAGCTCATCAGAAGCTCGGAAAATAAATTCCAGAGCCCCCAATAAACCCGTAGGCATCGGGACTAGACGATACTTATCACTAACTATCGCCCAATCCGGTAAGTTACCTAGAAAACTATCATACCAAGCAAATAAATCTGATAAATTGTTCAAGTGCATTTTAGCTCCATCACCGATTCATCGGAGATCAGCTAAGTAGCCTGGAATATATTTGTAGATAATAGCAGTGGTTATAATAGCCTCCGGGGTTCGTCAGGGACCAATAGAAGATACGTAACAACCTGAAGAGAAAGCCGACAATTCATAACTTAAAATTGTGGCTCTTTTCAGGCGTATCAACTCAGTCCGGACGATGGTCAATAAAGTTTTCCTAACCATACTTAATGGATAACTATGTCCATTAAGGTCAATATATGGTCTCTCAAGAGAAAATATTGAGAGCAAATCCTTATAATTCTTTGGAATAGCCAACGCTAATTTCAGCGTGGTAACCACAGAATTAGGTTTAGTAGGATCAACCTTATAACCGTAACCCAGGAACCGAAGAAGATGTAGTGTATCGATATTATGTCTCGCTTGAAATGATAAAGCATTGCTTACATTTCTATGAGCCGCAGATTGTTCCTTAAAGGGAATTGGACTAACGTCCTGACCCTTAATTAAGGTGCGTTTCGCGAATTCTAAAGCTGTCCCTTTTGGAGACACAATTGATTTCGCCAAATTAATATCTACTCCCAATCTCTTCATCATCTTTAGGTAAACCTTAGATACCCGAGAGTTCCAAATAACTATATCATCTCCCAATACAGCGTACTGGGTAAATAATTTAGTTTTTGGTACAACTCCAGAGATCCAAGCAGAGTATTGGACTACGTAGTGATGTGTTATGGCCAGCATTGCCCAAGAAGACAGAGCTCCCATAGGTTGTCCAACTGAGTATTTAATCGCCTTAGGTAAGATACCTTTAGGACGTTTAAAACCAGCTTTTGGATTCCATTTAGGAGTTAAATATTCTCTGTTAACTAAGAGATTCTGTCAGGCCAAACCAAATTCTTCACCGAAAATATCGGAGAGAATACTAGTTTGTAACCAGATCGGTAATCTATCAGTGGCTGCAGAAAGATCATATGAATATAGAGGGACCTTACCTCAAGGGATCCTTGTTAATGGATTCAATTGATTAAAGGTTCCGTCCATGGGCAATCTTGACAATACCTTAAATAAATTTAAGTGTAGAGGTCTAAGAACCCATTGAGTTCATGGATCTACCATAGCAAATACACGTACTTTACCAGCCGCTTCAGCCTTAATTGCTAGTTTTCCCAAGTAAGAATGTAGTGATTTTCCAGTAGGAAAGATTAATTGATCCTTTCTTACATTCACTAGATCTTGCCATAGTTTCTCCAACGGTAAGTTAGCCGTTAGAGACATTATAGTCTTAATGGAATCATGAATCACCCGATGCTGAGGTTCAAGGATCACTTTAAGTGATCGATGAACAACAGCAGGGGAGGAATTAAATTCCTTATTCTTAGAATCCACTTGGGGTCCAGATGTTAACATCTGGAACGCAGCAGATGCTTTCAGAGAGTCCAATCGATCATGATCCTTCCATAAAAGATATGTGAAGGATTTTATGTGTGATTTTATCTCATACGCATCAGACGAAGCGGAAGAAGGTGATGTAATGGTTTTTAACTTTAATTCACCAAAGTAGTGAAGATCTCGGAAAATTGAGATCAAAGTTAACCAAAACTTAATCACCCTCTTGTTTCCCTTCATGATCAACTTTCGTTGATCAGCCGGGATAAAACGAGGTAATCCTGACTTTGATCTTGAGATTCTTATCCCAAGGTCATTAAGACAGTGTAGTTTGTGTCCTCCGCTCACCTGTTGAATTATAACACTGGCAACCTTTAGGTATTTGACTACCATGGGTATACCACCATGTTTATTCAACTGGTTCAGTTTCTTTAGGTATAAAACGCAAAGTCTAACCCAGTTCGGCGTAACTTTTCCACCCAATGCATATATCACCTTATTAAGGTGGGGCAGCATTGGTAGGCCATCTTTTACAAAGGCCCTGGCACCAATCCATGTAGCATCAAAACGTGTCTTTGACACGGAGAACCTTAAATTGTGGAAATATTTTATTTTCATAGTTTATAGTTTAATGATATTACTTAAATTGGACTTCGGTTTTCAACGCAAAGCGTTGAGCCGCAGCCACCCTTAGTAGGGAGGATATAAGTTACAATCCTTCTTGGTTAAATCTTTAAATGCCTTTCGACCCTAAAGAGTTACCAATAGCACATTTAACAGATTTGTTTTGGTAACAGCCGTCGAGAGTCTCGGCTTACACTCTCGGCCTCTCAATGTTCCCATTGCTAATGGGTGACGGTTGTTATTCTACTCCATATATCACTATGTCTAAGACTAGTGGTATAAAAGGCTGGTTTAGCAACCATTTAAAGTAGGTGGATCTTATCCACTCTTCTAGCCCCAGCAGGGACCATCGACCCAATGAAATTCCATAAGAACCCTATATTTAAAGAAGGGCGGAATTTAATGAGTTCGAGAGGGTATACCCCCTATCTTATGTATTTGATAGAGTTGGATCTTTTCCTATCGAGGCTTCCCGAATCTTATAAAAGATATAAGATAGGGTAGGCAGTCGCAGGGTAGCTAGAATCCAAAAGTCCTCAGCACCATGTACTAACTATACATGTTGGAGCATCGCGGTACCTAGTAATAAGTACCTCACGCGAACACCTTACCGAAAGGTAAGAGGAGCGATCTGACGCTTGGGATATGGTTTTATCCCGACTTAAGCTTTGCA